CACACTGCCTGTCGGCGCGCCTCCGAAATTGCCCCACGACGCGAAGTTTCCGGATTGTTGCAGCAGATTCGTTCGCGGCGTCGCATACAGCAGTTGCCTGCCTTGCCAGTCGGTGCGGTAGATCGACTGGACGTCAATCGCCTGATTGACTGGCTGACCATTGGGGCCAACGAGCTGGAATGCCTTCGTAGCGCCATCGCCAGCGCCAAATTGCTGGTTCTCGACCGTTATGTCCGTCAGAAAGTTTGCCGCGTCCAGATACCTCGCCAGCGTGCGGCGGCGGCGTACCGTGGCACCCACGAGATCATCGAGATAGACGCACAGCGCCGAGATCGTGCCGTTGATGTCGCCGACGGTTAGCGTTGGCGAGGGCTGCTGCGCGTCCGTCGTGCGCATGAATCCCGTCGCCTGAATCGGCCATGGCTTGTATTCGTTATCCTGCCACCAGATCGATGCAGACTGCAGATGTCCATGGAAGCGCAGCATGTCGCCGCCGATCGCCGTGCAATCGACTTCGAATAGCTCGATGAGCGCGCCGGGCTCTAATTGTTGTACGTCTGCTGTTATCGGCATCAGGCGTACTCGTAAATCAGGATGTAGCCAGGGGACGCCGATCCACCCGCCAGCGCGTTCTGGCTAGCACCAAGCACAGTACCGCCGCCGCCTGCGCCGCGGCCCGAGGCCGCGCCACCCGTTACGCCCGCACCTCCGACCCCGCCAGCGCCGAGCGCGCTTGTCGCGCCGTTTCCCAGCGAGTACGTAGCACCCGCTACCGAAAAAGCACTCGACCCACCAGGATTTCCGCTGGTAGCAATTAGTGCTGTGCCTACCTTCAATACCACGCCGCCGCCAGCGGAGGCTGCAGCTTGCGGGGATGAGGTAGGACCGCTAATACCGCCGCCAGGCCCGCCTGTGCACGTACAGATAGACCCGTTAGTACCGAATGAGGTGTTACCCCCAGTAGTACCTACGTTCCCTAGCGCGCCTGCGCCCGGCGCGCCAATAGTCAGCGCAACATCGCCTGAGACCGCGGCAGCGTCAATCTGCGCGGCAGTAAGCAGGTATCTTGCGAAGCCTCCACCGGCACCGCCCGATCCCGCAGCCCCCTGATTTGCGCCAGTTTGGGGACAACCGCCGCCGCCACCACCACCACCGACTTGTTCCACAATGGCAAACGTGAGCGCGGCATTGCGCGTATAAGACGCGGCACCCACAGTGCCAAACGCCTTCACGCCCAACAAGCGGCCGGTTAGCGTGGCCGGGTTAAAGTTTCCGAGATCCCACGGAGGATTTCCATTGAACGTAGGGCGAACGGGGAACGCTACAGGATTCTCCGGGGTTGTATTAAGGATATTGCCGCCCACCGATAAGGTGCCGCCGACCGTCTCGTTTCCGGCTACGGTGCAATTGCCGTTGACTACTTCGTTGTCTGAGTTTGTGCGACCGCGCATTAGGACGGTCCACGCATGCACGCCGTCCGAGTCCATCAAGGCTGCCTCGCCCGGGTTGAGCGCGGACAGCGCTACCGTATCGCCAGAGCCCGTTCCGATTGCCAGGGTGATGACCGTTGTCCCGACGTTGCGCAAATGGATGATCCCGTCCGCGCCACACGATGCCGCCGTCGGCATCTGCACGATGCCAGCTGAGGCGAGCGCAATATTGACACGCTTTCCAAGGTGCAAAGCCGCGGTGAGCGCCTGAGCGGCAGTGATTGGTGCCGCACTCGTGAGCGTGGCCTGTGCATTGAGCACTGCCATATTCGAATTCGTCTTCGCGAAGCCAGTCCGAACGGGATCGCCATCGGTGGCCGCCGGCGCGGTCCCGAGATTTACAGTCTGGAGTGCAGTCATTGTGCGTTACGGTGCGAAGGATTGAATGAACGTCGCGGTGATGGTGTACACGCTGCCGTCTTTCGTTGGCTCGGTGTACGTCTCGCAGGTGAATTGCAACTGCGGGCGCAGCGGCGGCGTCCAAAGGAACGGCGTTGCGCCGGCGTGCGCATCCAGGAAGCTGAGGATCGCCGAAATCTTCGTTTCGTCGCCGATGAACTGCAGCGAATACGTCGCCGAGCGGTTGTTGAGGCCGTCAGCTGCCTTCTGCGCATATCCGTCTCCGAACTGCGCGGTCCGCGTGCGCAGCGTCGTGTCGCCGGACAGGTTGGCAACCGTCGGCGCCCACGTGAAGAGGTCAGCCATTAGCCCACGCTCCCATACTTCTGCTGCCACGCGTAGCCGCCCTGCCCCTTCATCTTTGCCGCAATGCGGGCATCGACCAGATTCTTGAGCTGGCCTTGCAGCCACTTCGCATCGTCAGCAGACAGACCACCGCCGCTATCGCTTGTTTGCACTGTCAGGCTAATAGCCGCGCCTTGGGTGGCGCCATCCTGAGCAACTCCGCCACCGACAACGCCGCCCGAGGCGAAGCGTGCCAGCCCATCAACAGTGGCACCATTGTTGAGGGCGTTAACGCCGTTCTCGCCGATCCGACTCACAGTGGCGGCCGTGAGGATGCCCTCACCGTCACTCGCACGAATCAATAGGCTGTCGCTGGTACCACTGCCGGGGCCGCTCAATACCCCACCTTCCGCATGCGATCCCGCAAAGTTGCCCGTGAGACCAAGCAGATTGTCCAGGGAATCGCCCGGTAAAGCGTTTGCGACGCTTCCAGCCAAACCCGTGTTGGAGCCAAAAAGACCGGATGCAGCAGAAACCGCGCTGGCAAGTAATCCGCTAATCGCAGCTTTTGCGGACATTCGTGCAAGATCCGCGATAATGGAATTAGCGAGCGATGTGAAACTGAGCTTGCCGGTCTGGACGAATGACACCCATGCATCTTCCATCCCGCTCGTCACGTCGCCAAACAGCTTTTCCGTTTGTTTCATCCGATTGGCGGCGTCGTCCATATAGTCCTCAAACGCCGTTTTCGCCCCGTTTGTCCAATCCGCCTGTTTCGCCTTCAATTCGGCGTAATAGTCAGAATAATCTTTCAACGACTCCTTCAATCCGGCCTGAACCCGAGCCGAGTCAATGTTGTATTGATCGCTGCCCAGCAGCCCGCTTTTTGAAGCAGTCTTGTTGAGCTTTTCCTGCTCATCCTGGTACTTCTTATAGATCGATCTCACCTGATCAGCTTGCTTTTGAGCATCCGAGCCCATACCAACTGCAGATAGCTGTCGCTGATACTGGTCAGCCTGAGACACCTGGTAACTCGAAACGTCTGCATCAATAGAAGCGCTCGCCTCTTTCAGCCTATTTAGGTCATCCTGCGATTTCTTTTGCTGCTCTAGCGCAGTGTTCTGTTTGAGTACCGCGTCGATGGTGGCTTGGCTGGCAAGCAACGATTTTTGGTCCGCTGTGAGCGTTTGCTTGCTCTTCAGATCGGCAATCATCTGCTCGAACTTAATCTGCTTTTCCTGCTCGGTGCCTATCTTCTGAGTTGTGTTCAGCTGAGCCGATAACGCAGCCTGCGTTTCTGTTGCCGCCTGCAACATGCGGGTGGCGGCGTCGTCGGTATATGCCTTGGGAGCCCGCTGCTTCGGATCCTTGTACTTTGAATTTATCTTGCCCTCGTCCGACAACTGCTGATCTAGACTTAGGCCTAGCGGCGTCGCGATGGTGTCAATGTACGACTGTATTTCCTTAGTACGCTTGTCCGCCGGTGTTGCAAACTGCGAATTCCAAACATCGTACGAGTGTTTTGCGTCGATCAATTCCTGCTGCTGTCGATCCGTTCGAGCCTTATCTTGTGAATCCTTGACCGCCTTGTCGCGCGCAGCGATCGCCGCCTGCAGCTCCGATTCATCTTCCGAGGACCATTGACCAATCGGTGCACGCGCGCTTTTGTTTGCCTGCAAGCGAGAAACAATTTCCCCGGGGCCGGCCGCGGCGCCAAACGATCCGACGGCCTCGACGGCGCCGTTTATCATGGCTTTAATGTCTCGCCAGCCCGTGAGGATAATGCCCTCGTTCTTGGAAATATCCTGCGTCCGACTCTCCATTGCTGCCGAAAACGCCTCTACTGCAATCTGTGCTGCACCCGTCGCGTCTCCCTGCTTCTCTAAGGCGGTGATCTGGTCATAAGTCGATGCGGTCAGGAAGTGATATTGATCATTTAGCGCAACTGAAGCCTTGACTGGATCGTCTGCCAACTTGGTGAAATCATCCACCATCTTTTGCGCAGATATACCGGTGTACGTCGCAGCATCTGCAACGGTCTGGCCCAGTGTCGCGATTTCATCGCCCGTCAGCTTTCCGGTGGCCGCCAACGCAGTCACCGCCGCAGCCGCCGCATTAAAGCTCGCCCCTCCCGAAGTGGCAGACGTCGCCATAGCCCTAAGCTGATCCGCCGTTACCCCCGCGTACCCACCCGTCAGAGCGAGAGCCTCATTCATTTTCTCGTTCTGTGACTCGACTACGTACATCGCAGCGGCGACTCCTGCAATCGACAGCGTCACCGGGTTCAGCACCAGTTCAAGGGCACCCGCCAACGAAAGAAGACGTGTGAACGATCCGGCTAATTTTGAAAAATTACCACTTGCGGCCTCACGCCCCAACACGCCGATTTCGTTAGCTAAGCCATGCGTTGCGTGGACGGCTAAACCAGCGCCAGCCGTCTCCGCCTCGTAGGCGGCCGCCATTTCCTCGCCGAGTGCGATCTGTGCTTTTCGGGCGGCGATTTCCTCGGCGATCGCTGCCACTTGCGCAACTTCTGCCTCCGTATAGCCCGCCATTTGAGCGTCATAGACCGCCATTTGGGCATTGGTAGCAGTAAGCGCCGTAAGCTGGCGTCCCAACGCCTCCGCAACCGCCGCCGCACCGGCGCTGATTTCCGTAGACGCCGCGGTGAATTGCGCCGCAGCCTCTACTTGCATCGTTCCGGCATTTTCGGCCGATGCGGCGATGCCAGAATTAGCTTTCTCTGCCATCGTCGCCGCTGCTGCCAATTCATCAAGGCTTGCCGCGTATCTGGCAGCCACGTCATCCTGCGCAGCCAGTGCAGCCGTCGCTGCCAGCGATGATTCAACCATCGCGGAGATGCGTGCAGCGGCGGCCGCTTCGCTCTCTCCCATTGCAACAGTTGCAACCGTAGCACTTTGTATCGCTACGCGACTTTCATTAATCCGGTCGATAAACGGTTGAATAGCCGACGTAATGCCAAGTTGCTCCGCAAGCATCGCGCGGCGAGCTTCGGTTGAATACTCAAGCTTTTGCGCCTGCTGCACATACGCGGCGGTAGTTTTGTTAATTGCATTTATTTCGGCTTTGCTGAGCGTTTCGCCGGCGGCGGCGGCCTTAGCCTGCGCCTCCATAACGGCGGCTTCCTGAGTTCTGACGACCTCGGCCTTCAGCCGCTCGATCGTCATAAAGTCATTGTTGGCCTTCGTGGCCTTGCCCATCTCAACAACGAACTGACTCGCGTCACCAACCAGGGTCGCCTTCAACTGCTTATCAGCCATTCTGAACCTCGGTCAATGCAGACGCCAACATATCAACTATCGTCTGAAGCGCTTGCTGGGTCTTGGCATCGACGGCCGGCCGGAAAAATGGGTGAGCAGCGGCATGCGAATTGCCATGTTCAGCCTGATACCCATCTTCGACCAGAAGACCGTAAAACGCGTCGCGCCCTATAACTATGCTATACGTCTGAAGACGCCCAGCAACGCTCGAATTCTCCGCATCATGGAAAATGATAATGTTTTTCTTGAGGGTGCCAGGCGGATACACAGTGCCACTTCTCTTATGCGACTTCAGGCCAATTGGCGCGCGTAATTTTATTTCACCCATGATGACGCGCGCACCAGCGACTGTCGCCTTCCGGAGCGTCGACTCGCTGGCGACGTCGGTCATCTGCTCGAGCAACTCCCCGAAGCCAGTCGGGTTACTGATCGTCGCCGATACACCAGCCGCCATTTTCCACCTATAGGGTTCGACACATTACCGCCTGCGTCGTTTGACCTTGAATTTCTTGCCGTCGCCTTGGTTCAGATCGACGCCGAATACCGCCAGCGCGACGAACTTGGCCTGATCCTTTGGATCTTCAAATAAAATCGGCTTGCTCGACGCCGGCTCTTCAATCCACGGCATGAAATCTGTCGGCCTGAAGGGATCAGGCTTCGCCTTGGCATTGCGGTTCACGTTTGCAATCAGGGCCGCAAGCTGCCCCATTCGCATGTCTGCTATGCGTTCGCCAAACGGTTCGATCCGGTAATACGCCATCCAGTACGCCAGCTCGTCACTATCAATCGCCCGTTTTGCATGGGCGATCGACTTATGCCCGAGCGCCAGCGTCAGGCGGTGCCAGAAGAGTCGCTCTGGATGGCTTCGGAGTTTTTTTCTGCATCCTCGACCGCCTTCTGGCCGAGACCGTTGATGCGCTGGCACTCCAACCCGATTTTGCGCACCAACTCTGCGTGACTCTTCCGCAATACGTCGACCTCATCGGGAGCGAACATCGGCGTACCGTCTTCATTGACGACGGTGGCCGCCACGAGCGCGGAAAAATAGACGCTGTCGGTAAGTCCTTGGTCTTGAACAACTTTCTGAAACGCATCGCGGTCATATCCGCTCATCACGCGAATGCGAAGCGTGCCATCGAGACCATTCACCGAGGTATCCTCGGTGCGGGTAGCGACGGCGGCCAACAACTGCTCTTTCGTCAGCATCGATTACCCCCCCACTGCCGGCGTGACTTCAATGTCGCCGGTAATTTTGATGACAACGGTTCCTTTCACGACTGCGTCGACGGCCGAGGTGATTGGAAAGCTCTTCACGTATGCGTCGAACGCGATCGTCGAGCCGTCGCTAAGCGTCGCCTGATACGGAGCAACAACTCCCGATTTCTTATCGGCGAGCAGCGCTGCGTGGCTCGGCTCCGACATGTTGATGTTGATGTCGAACGAGAGCGTGTCCCAATCCTGTAGACCGGGCCTCGATTCCTTCGCGGTGCTGTCGAAGTCCGTCACGTCGATGTCGCTTGCGGAGCCAGAGAACCCGTTGAAATTCGACATATTCTTAATCGGCGCCCACACCGGTGCCTCCGTGGTTCCCGTGTTTTTTGCGAGCTTCGTGCCCTGCGAGCTAATTGCGGTGCTGGTCATGGTTTCACTCCTGATACCAGATGGAAAAGTCTTGCCGACTGCCGTAAAGCTTCGTGTCGTCCTCGTAGACGCTCACCGGCGCGCCAATCGGCACGCCGCGAACAGGCGCGGCAGTCAGCGCAGCGCGCACCTGTTGAATGATGGTTGCCGCTTCGGCCCGCGTGGCTGCCCACACAGCGACCTGCATGCGGCTGTTTTGCAGCGTGTCCGCGCCGTCGAATGTCGTTTCGTCGACGCCTCCTACGGATTGATAGACGATGTACGGCTTGACCGCAGTGGCCGGCGCGACGTCGGGATACACGCGACCGCTGGCAAGTGCCTTGATGGCGCTGTAGGTGACGGATTCAGCGCTAGCCATCGTTGCCGCCCTCTGTGCACGCGAGATCGGTGCGCTCGCGCCCGGCATAGTCCGGCAGCGCCTTCTGAATGTTGAAAATCGCATCGTCGACCGGCTGGCCGTCGACAAACTTCAGCAGCACTGCTCGCATGCCGTTGTCGATGTCGGTACGGAACCGAATGCGGATGCTGGCCGTTGCGCTGGCAACATCAGTGTCAGAGACGAGCGATTCCTTGCCGGTTAGCATGCGCACGTTGCACCAGACGGTAGCGACCTCGGTCCAGCCCTCGATCGGCTGGCCGAGATCATCGACACCGCCGCCGTTGCGCTCGATGCGCATGCGCCGATTGAGATCGCCCGCGCGCATCAGACACCCGGCACGATGCGATGCGGTCGCAGCAGCGTCCGCGCGTTGAACGGCAGCTCGACCAACGTTCCGACGGACGAATCCTCGCGATTCGCATACAGCTCCGCCGTCGATTTGAGAATCGCTGCCTTGATCGCGCCGTTCACGACCATCGGATTGTCGCCGGCCGTGCCCGCTGTAACAGCGGCGTCGAGCGCATCTTGATCCTCGAAGACCTGCCGATTCAGATAGTCGATCGCCGACTGCGTCGCGCCGTCGAGCAGAGCCTGCACGACATCGTCCTCGACGCCTGTGTCCTGCCGCAAGAAGCCAAGCGCCAGACTGAGATCGACAAGCGCCATCATTTACTTCGGGGCCGGCGACGGCTTTTTGGCCGGCGAACCTTCGAGCGCATCCTTCTCGCGCGCGGCAGCTTCGAGCTCCGACGGACATTCGTCGCCGGATTTGAATTCCTTCGGGTAGATCTCGCCCTGCGGGACACCCTTGAACGGCTTCGTGAACTTCGGCATGGTTTCCTCTAAAAAAAGAAGGGGCGTCGCAAGGACGCCCCTCAACCCCCACCCACTGACGGAGATGCGATTTACTCTGCGGCCGCCGCGATCTTCAGTGCACGCATCGGTTCCGGGTTGAGCAGGCCGCCGCCTACGCGCTTTGTCGTGTAGAACAGCACGTACGGCTTCGCCGTGTACGGGTCACGCAGCACGCGCACGCCGACGCGATCGACGATGAGATACGTCTGCTGGAAATCGCCGAAAAGGATCGGCGTAGAGTTCGCCGCGATGTCCGGCATATCGGGCACCTCCGTGACCGGATAGCCCGCGAGCGTCGCCGGCTGCCCGGCGACATACGACGGCTGCCACAGATAATTGTTCTGGCCATCTTTCAGTTTGCGCACCGATCGCTGCGTATTGCGGTTCATCGTGAAGCGAGCGTTGCCGGTGAACGCGCTCGGCAGGTCATAGATCAGATCGATGATGCCATCCGACGTGATGTCTGCCGCCGCCCCACTGAGTACCGTCCCGATGGCTCCGAACGGATGCGCTGCGTCATTCGCTGCGCCGTCGACATAGGTCAGAATGCCGGTGGGCTTTTTCGTGCCATCGCCAGACACGAAGGCGAGGCCCTCCTGCTTGGCGAATTCCGTCTGTACCTCACCGGCCAGCCACGTTTCGAGGTCGATCTCGCTGTCGTCGAGAATGCCCTGCGTGGCCGCCGGGTTGGCGTAGATCTCGCCCGAGCCGAACGCGAGCGACGCGAAAGTGCCTGTGTTCGTCTGCGGACGTGCGTCCGTCTCGCCGACCCAGCCGCTCGCGGTGCCCCCCAGATTGAACAGCTTCGAGAAGCCAGCCTTCGACACCGGCTGCACCCGACACAGCTGACGCATCGGCGAGATGAGCACGAGCTTATTCGTGATCGTACGATCCCATTCGATAGGCGTCAGGTAGCCTCCCTGCTCGTCGGCGCCCTTGTTGAGTGCGGCGTTGATGTCCCCTTTCTTCACATGCGCCTTGAAGGCGTCCGTGTATTCGGCATCACGCAGCGACGTACCGCCCTTACCGCTCATTTCGAGGGAGGCCATTTTGATGCTGTGCTCGTCGAGCGCCTTCTGAAACTCGTCCAGATCGGCCCCGATCTTTTCCACTTTTGCGGTGATGTCGGCAGCCGGCAGCCCGGCCTTCAGGGCATCGAGTTGCTTCGTGTTCTCGGCCTTGAACTGTTCGAATGCTCGGTTGACGCCTTCGACGAGCGCCTTCACGTCGCTTCCGCCTGCGTCTGCACGTACCGAGACGATGCCACGCGGCACAGCACCTGCAGTTCCCGCCAGGGTTGCCGCGAGCGCGGAGATGAAAAGCTTCTTGCTCATGAATTTATCCTTGAAAAGCGTTAATTAGGTTCTGCAGCGAGACTGCAACGTCGTCGCCAGCGCCCGGCATGGCGTGTTCCGCGGCAGCGCCCGGCTTGCCGTCGAATAGGGCCTTGAACGCTTCGCGGCGCGCGCTACGTGAATATCCAGCGCTCGCCATTGAAGCTTCCACGAGCGCCATTGCCTTACGCTGGGCGCTCGCATTCGAATCTTTCGCGATTTGCGCGCTCTCCAGCAGGCCACTCGCGAAACCATCCGCAACGGCCTGCTCGGCGCCAATCCACGATTCCTTGTCCATCAGTGCAACGGCCTCATCCTGCGTGATGCCCGCGCGCTGGGAATACACCTTCGCCATCGCGGCGTCGAACGGCGCGAGAATTTCCGACGCCTGCGCAAGGTCGTGCCGATTGCCGATAGCGACCGTCCACGCGTTGTGAATCATGAGGAAAGCGCCGTCACCCATCAGGATTTCGTCGGCCGCCATCGTGATCACCGAAGCCGCTGACGCCGCAAGCCCGATGACGTTGACCGTCACTTTCGCCTTGTGCTCGCGCAGCAGGTTGTAAATCGCGACGCCCTCAAAAAAATCGCCACCGGGAGAATTGATGTTCACCGTCACATCCCGGGCGCCGATATTGCGCAGCGCTGAGCTGACGCGTTTTGCAGTGACCCCGGTGCCTTCCCAGTTGTCGCCAATCGAGTCGTAAATCGAGATCGATGCGACATCGTCAGAAGACGCTGCCCGGGCGGCCGGCTCCCATCGGGCCAACGCATCAGGTCGCAAATCGAATTGCGCCTTATTGAGCCGGTGATCGGCTCGGATTTCAGGCAGTCTGAGCAGGCTCATCGCTGGTCCCCTTCGGTTTCTGGGTCATTGGGTTGCGCAGCGCATCAGTCTGCGGATCGTCGGATTTCGGCAAGTCGGACAGTTCTCGAACTTCGTTTTGAGACATCCACGGCGCCTGTCCACCGGCACCGAGCGCCTTCGAGAAGAACGACGCCTGGTCGTTGAGCGTGCCGCGCAGCAGCGCACCCTCGTTGAACTTGTATTGCAATAGGCCGAGTTGACTGTCGGGAATGAAGCTGCGCGCAGCAGCCTGTTCCCAAGACACAAACCAGTGCGCAAGGCCGTATTGAATGAAAAATATCGCGAGCTGCTCGATGCCACTGCCCCAGCTAGTGTCATCCATCATCAATAGAGGTCGTGGCACGCCGTACATGCGAGCGACCTCTTCAATCTGATGGTTGCGTGTCTCGATCTGCTGTGCAGATACCGCAGTGGCGGTGAATTGCTTCGCAGTTGCGCCCTCTTCCAGCAACATCCAGCGGCCGGCGTTGTCGGCGCCAGCATAATTCGTGTCGAGTGATCCGCGCATACGCCCGTAGGCGTTGTCTGAAAGCTCTTTCGGCACCTCAATCGCGCCGCCCGCCATCACGCCAGTTCGGAATGTGCGCGACGCAGCTCGCTCTGCCTGCTCGGCGAGCTCTAAGCTTTCCCTCGATAGGCGTATGCGAGAGATACCGCATACTCCGTCGAGCGACAGATCACGCAAATGGAACACATCGCGCGCCGGCAGCGTGATCATGCCGTCGCCCGGCGTCGTATAGTCGTAGACCATCTGCCAGGCAGCCGTGAGGCGCGGCTTCGTCGAGCCGCGATCCATCGGAATCAGCCGGACTGGACGATTACCCGTCCATATGACACGCGCGAAGGATTGCCCGTCGAGCAACGCGCGAAGTTGCATCAGACTCTTGAATTCAATCGGCGTCTGCCAGTCGTTTGGCTTGTATTTGAGCAACCTGTGCGCCGGATTATCGATCTGCACCCGCTTCTGATCGTCGCTGCTTTGCAGATTCAGCGGCAGCATGCCGATTGCTTGGGAAATCAAAGTCACGCAGCGCAGCACAGCCATATTGCGTAACGCGTGCATGCCGCGCGGGTCATACCCATCGATTTCCCCTCGGCGGATGTACTCGAGCAAACGCGGATCATCCATGCCGGTGAATGTGTCGCCGCCGGAAGGGATTTCAGCGCGGATCGATGGCTCCTGAGAACGAGTTTGGGCCTCCGGCTGACTACCTCGCCGGAAGAAATCGAGCAAACTCATTCTCACCTCAAAGGAATCGGATGCCGCGCGACTCATACACGGACGGCCCTTGAGCCGGCGGGTTGAGCGCCATCAGCGATACCGCATCGAAAATTGCCATGAGCGGATCGATTTTCCCCGTTCCGCTGGCCTGTTTTGTGATGTTCACCGCGTTGCCGACCGGCACTACACGCGCGTTACCGACGGCCCATGCCATCAATGGCTGCCCGCCGTGAATGAGGATGCCATCGGGCGCCTGACCGTCCGCGAGACGACGCCCGCTCGCCGCAGCGATGCGACGCTCGGCGGTCTTGATTGCGCCGGAAAGCTTCCAACCCTGCGAAATGCCGATTACCTTCTCTTGTGGCACCTTTGCTTCGGCCAGCGCGTCGAGAACTCCCCCGATCCCGGCCGGATCAGCGCCTACCTGATATAGGAGACCGGCTTTCTCGACCGTCGCGACGATCGCGGCGACATCTGAAACATCGTCGCCGATCAGCTCCACGACGGTCAGATCGCCGTCCTTTTCGAAGTCGCGCAAGCGCTCGGCGATCTCCTTTCTGCGGTCAAACACAGAGGGATGCGCCCAAGCATGCGTCCAGGTTAGCCAGTTCCGCGTCCCCGTCTCGCGCCCGACAAGCGCAAGGCCAAGCAAGTCATCCAAACCGCCGCCGTCGACGCCAACCGCAATAACTTCGCACCGCGCGATCAACTCCTCGACAGTCAGTTTCGGTGCCTTCGCGGCGGCCTCCCAGAAGTCAGCTCCGGCCCAGCGGTCGCTACGCAATGCGAGGCCGATCTCGACGTTTCCGTGCTTCGCCAGGAAGCCTCGAAGCGATGCCTCGCCCTCTTCGCTCGCCTTGCGGTGCTCGCGTACCAGAAAGGCTTCGTCGACGGAGTAACCAAGGTTCGGATTTACCATCCCGAGGTTTTCGACGCGCAAATGCCCCCTTGACTTGACCATCTCCGGCGGATGCTCGTAGATGATCGGGAGAAACTGCGGATCGTGAATCTTGCCGTCGCGAACATCGCGCGCGTATTGCAGCTTTTCCCTGAAAACACCGGCCGGCGGATCATCGCTCTGGGTTGTGATCCAGATAACGAAACCTTCTGGGCGCGACGCTAAACCACCGAGCGCCTCGCGCAGCATTTCTTTCGCCCCAGCCTGCTTACCAAAGAGCCAAAGTTCTTCAATCAGCGTGCCAACGCTTTTTTTGCCGGCCGCCGTGTTTGGGTCGGCTGCGATAACCTTTAGCGTCGCATTTTTCTCGCGATGCGTAAGCGTTTTTATATGCGACTGGACATGAATGATGTCCGCGAGCTGGTCATCCTCTTCTGGCTCTTCGAACGCCACCATATCCTTCGCGGGGCCGAAGCTGTTGTTCGCGACTTCAAGTGTCGGCGCAAGAATGGTGAACTCCGCCGACTGACGCCAATTGCGGATCAGGCAGGTGAGCATGATCGACGCCGCCAAGCCAGACTTGAAGTTTTTTTTCGGCAGCATCACAAACCATTCCGTGATGAGTCGGCGCCCGCTCGCAGCGTCGTACGCGCCGAACACTGTCGCCGCGAGATCGAAAATCCACTGCCCCGACGCCTCGCCAATAGTCGGGCTGCCGGGCGCATCGACGATACGCAGCGAGCGCATTACCTCAAGTCCTCGCTCGGCCTCTTCCGGAAAGATCGGCGCTGGAATAATTGACCGCCCTTCCCGGAGCCGCTCAGCCCAATCAGGGCATGCGGTCGTCCATTCTGGTGTCACACGCCTTTCCCGCCAGAAGCAACTAGCTTGGGAGGCGCTGCCGACGCGAAGCGACCGCCGCCCGCCTTCTTGGCAGCTTCCCTCTGAGCATCTTTCTTGCCGCCCTCGCCGGGCTTTTGATGCATGAACGGCATCAGCGCCTTCGCTGCGTCAACGCGAAGCTTGGGCTCGGTGCTCTGGTCATTCATGGCGGCGATAAGGAACTGCTTCGGGTCGTTGAACGTCAGGATGGAGTCGAGATCGAAACCAGCCGCTACTGCAGCCTTCGTGACCGCCACCGCGTCAGCGGCAGGAGCGCCCTTCGCCGCCTTTAAGGCCGGCGCAGGCTTCGCTCCAGCTTTCTTGCGATGCTGAGCGAGGTAAGCCGCAACGTCCTTGTCTTTAACAAGGCGAGATCCGGCGGCCGATGCAGTCGCCGAACTGTAACCGGCGGCGATTGCCGCGTCCTTATTGGACTTCCCGGCTAAAACAGCATCGGCAAATGCCCGCTTTTTGCTGTTAAAAGCCATTAACAAAATCCTCAAACGGGGAAAAATTCTGTGCGTGCGGGAACGGTCGGTCTAGCGCCTAAATAGCCCCAAACTTTCGACACCCCCATCCATTAGGCATTTTCTATGTTGCAAATTCGCAACATTCGGGTCAACTTCGTTGTTTTTTCGCAACATTGAGGCGAACCGCCCTCGAAACCGTTGGTTCCACGCAACTGTTTCACGAAATCGCTTCCCGACCGCGCTCGGCCTGCGCTTTCTCGCTGTCGTGATGGGGTTTGCAGAGCGTCTGCACATTGGTAGGGTCGAGCCGCAGTCGATCGTCACCACGATGTGGAACGATGTGGTCGCCGATGTTGCCCAGCGGTTCAGCTACGCCACGTGCCGCGCACTGGAGCACCACGTCAGCAGGCGACAGCGTGGTCATACCGAGGTCGCGCAGACAGAACACGCAATGCGGATGCGCCGCGAGGTGTCGCGCGCGCAGTTGCTGCCAGTCGTAGCCGTATCCACGCGCTGCGCTGCTCGTCTTGCCTACACGCCACGAGCCGGGCTGCACGATCGCAACACGGCTAGGCAACGACGACAGGCGAGACGGCAGCGTGCGAAGGCGCGGCATGCAGCGATCAGGCAGCCGGATACGCAGCGGCGAGCGCAGCGTTCGTTGCGTCCTGCACGGCCGCGTCGGTCAGGTTCGCATCGATCGCCTTCAGCGCGAGCGCGATCTTGATTGCCGTGTCGACGGTCGTGTTCGTGGTCGCCGGCGATGCCGGCGCTGCTGCGGGAGTGCTCATGGTCGATCCTTCGATGCGGGTTGAGGAAATGAGGGCGGTCAGTCGAGCCACCTCCGCGGCCACGTCAGTTTCGACGCTCGTCGCCGTTTGCTCGGCTTTCTGCTCAACAGCTTTCGCCTCGCCGGTGAACCACGAGACGACCTTCTGAATGATGGCTTTGAGGTTCATTTGACGGGCGTAAAATTGATGCGCCGGGAGGGCCGGCGAATCCTATGGAGAAAATCTAGATGGCGATCTATACCGACGAAGAGGCACTCGATAAGGCAATTGAACTCATCGACACAGCTCTTTCTGCGGGAAGTCTTGCGCCCATCGTTCCGTCGAATATGGGCAATGCCGAAGCTAGCGGCAAGAAAGTGGGGGAATACATTGGCGCGGCCGTCGAAGCGCTACGCGATAAATTGAAGACGCTCTGATGAAAAAAGCCCGCTTGCTTTCGCTTGCGGGCTTCCTGTTCGCACCAAGGGTACGGTATATGAAAATGGAGTATATGGCCGCTATTTCGGCCAGTCAAGCCCCAATCAGCATTCCCGACTCACTCAGTTGATCGTAGAGATCCGCCCATGCGCTCTTTTCCAGAGCCTTGAGATACGCAGCAATCGCCGATGCGTGACGTCCTGCCGTGCGCGCAGGAATGCCGAGGTTGTCGGAGACGTCCGTGACGCTGAGCTTTTCGCCGAAGTGACGCATGATGACGGCGACGCGGAAGCGGTGCACTGGCGGCAATATTTCCAGGGCATCGACGCATGCGCTGGATAGCTGACTCACCGCATCCTGAAACATCGGGCTTACCTTCCATCCGCTGCAGCACGCGCTCATGCAGCTGCACTGCTCCCGCCGCGGCGCACTGCGAGCGATCACGGCTAGCATGCGCAAGTGCTCCATCCTGCCCAGCTCCGCCATGACCATGCCGGACTGAGCGGCGCCGTCAAGGCCGACAAGCCCGCGACCACTGCCAGATCCGCCACGCTGCAGCAGCTTCGCCATCGGCGACATCGCGTACTGCTGGGCCGAGTAGTGACAGGCGAACAGAACCGCCTCTTGCGCGCTCTTGAAGATTCCCTCGTGAGTTGCTTCCATGTTCACCTTGTTGTTCGAGTTTCTCAGGGGACGACGACGAACGGAATTCCATGACAGGTCAGCCAGTCGCCCAACGCGTGTCGAAGTTCGAGGCTGTGCGGCCACGCGTATTCGATCTGTGAGACGCCATCCGACGTTAGGCTGATCTCGCCGCTGAACGGGCAGTTATCGAACGCGACGAGTTCGGCGCCGGTAACGATGTCGCGATGCCGCAGCGCCGATTCGAGCAACTGACCGGGCACGTCGGCATATTGGATATAGGCATGCGCGCTCAAGCGGCCGCCTTCTGTTCGAACGTCCAGTCGATCGCGCCGCTCGCGAGGAAGTCCGGAACGATCGGCGACTTGTCGGCCGCATCGACGGACAGCCAGCAAAGCGCGTTGGAAACCCGCTTGCTGTCGTTCCGGCTGACGAAGCGCCGCAGATGCTCTGGCACGAACGCCAATGCCTGCACGCCCAAGAATTGCCCACGCCACATGACGCGTCGCAACGCGATAACATCGGCCGCGAAGCGGTACGGCTGGGGCGCAACAATCCCCATCGACCCGACTGACGATTGCCGGCGACCCACGTCTGGATATAGCTCTACGTCGACTTTCAATTTTCAAACCTCCATTCCGTATCGCCGCTAGCGATAAATTCAGACAGCGACTTTCGGTTTAGGCTCACGCGAGCGGAGCATCTCAGCACTTCCACCGACTTCCACGAACTCAATGGCGCGAAGATCGCCCTGCGGTGATGCGGCGGTATATAAGCGTCGACCACTACAGCTTCGTCGCTCCACATGCCGCTCACCGTGACACGCAGGACGGCGTGCACCGTCGTTTCAAACGTGTCTATGCCGACGCCGGCTTTAGTTCCCACATGCACGTCGACAAGCAATCTCATGCCTGCGCGCCCGTGGATGCCATTTTTCGTGCTCGACGCGGCTTCCACCGCTCCAGCGCGTCATTGAAAACGGCGCACTTCTCTTCCCACGACGCGCCGCCGCGGTCGAGCCATTCATGACATGCCGAGCACCCTGGCACGGTGAACCAGTGCTTCGCTTTCAGCGCGCCGGCCTTGCCGTGAGCCGACTGATTCGAATGACAGTCGACTACCGTAGGATCGGCCCAATCAGTCCAAGGGCATTTGATGTTCAGGTAGCAAGGCTCATCGCGGCATGCCGCCAAATACTTCGAGCCTTCGGCGACAGTCGGCTTCTTCATGCGGCTTTTCATCGCCGTTCGCCGCAGCGCGGTTCCACGATTCGCGAAGCTGCTGAACGGCGAACCGGGATTGCGCGCAAAACCGGTTTGCTTCATCTGCGTCGAACGCTTCATTCGCCTTCCTGCTCGAAGAAACGCGCGCGGGTTCCACATCGGCCCACGACGATCGCCATCCAGTGCGGGTATTGGCGCTGGTTATATGCGAGCGCGTTGCGCGTATAGCGGCGCGTCTCGCCGTCAACCGGATCGATTTCACTCACCGTCGACGGATGCATGCACAGATGAGATCCTCCCGGCTGCGGGATGGTCGGAACGCCAGGACGTGTTGCCGGCTTCGACGACAGCGACGACGCCGACGTGGCGAAAAAACGGCACTCGACGCAAAGTCTCACGAGCGCTCCGGCATAACGCGGATCTCGACCGGCATACCGCTAGCAGCGATCAACGATCGCCGGCCTTCGCTCCAAAAATGAAATGCAAGCGCGCGGATCGCACTCGACGCGGTTCCGTTCGGATACTTGCTATCGAAAAACGCGTCGAATTCTTCGAGTTCGGTCATGACGTCACCAGCTGCGTCAGCATCGATTTGAATGGGCTCGGTGCGCGCGCGCTGCGCCGAGCCTTGATCACGGCTTTGTTATTCCGGTACGACCGACGCCCAATTGCCCTGCGATCGGTTTCCGGTGGCGATGCATCCCTGCGATTTCCGAGCGCGAACAGACCGGCCGGCAACCCAGCGCGACCAATCTGCGGGACGTAGCTCTTGATGTAAAAGTGCTTCTCGGGCGTCTTCCGTGCGGTGCTAATGCACGAGCTGACCGTGGATTTCAGCATTCCGAGTTCGTCGGCCAGATCCTCCGTAGTCATCGGGCCGTGTTCTCGAATCAGCGCCTTTATCGCTTCGCGCGTTCTGGCTGGAGCCGGCATCAGATTTCCTTTATGGATATGTCGTGCACAGCGAGCATTTGCTTCCGCTTCTGCACGTAAGCTGGGTTCTTCCGGGTCGCTGGCGACTTCACGTCCTCAACGACCTGTGCTCCCGTGGCAACATCGATATAGACGAAGTCCGCTACATAGTTCGACGCGCGCTCCCACTTGCCGTCGTCTCGACGCTTGCGCGGGGTGAGTTCGAATGCCACCTGCAGACGCAAATCACGAATCTCGCCGCGCGCCTGCCGCTGCACCAGGTCGAACCAGTGCGAGCGCTCCTTCAGGCTGTCGAACTTGATTCCCTCGTGCTCGCACTTCGTGTTGCGATACTTCGCCATCTTCTTCGGCTTTGCCATGCTCAGCGGCGGCTGTGCGAACGGATCATCGAAATCGGATTCGTCTAGCGCACTGGGCTGCGGCAGGTTTCCAGTTGCCCGGTAGATCGCGAGTTGCGCCGCAGTCATCGGCGGGACGACCGATTCGCGCACGCGCGCAGTGCCGACTGTATTTGTCCCGGCCGGGATAACCATCGGCCATGCGGCACGCTTCGTCACCGCGCGCGAGCCTTCACGACGATCCCGATTGCCGCCACGGCGAGACCGAGAATGAATGTGGCGATGAAGCCGAGCCACAGCGGCGATGTCACCCACCACCATGACCACGTCGCGACCACGCCAATGCCCGCGAGTTTCAAGAACAGCAGAATCAGAAAAGCGAAACCGCCAAGACCGATCGTCATTGATTTTTCTCCCACTTCGAGGGGTTGAAGGTGCATACCTGGTGCCCCGGCACGAAAATGTGCTCGGGCTTGTGTGCGCAGTTGCGGTAGCCCTGCCGATACATCTTTTCGTAACCGCATGAGGTCGTCGCGTGCTTGCAGGTGCGGCACGTGTTCATGCTGCCTCCGCGTGCGCAACCTGTTCGCGCGGAACGTCGTTGAAGTACGCGTAGAGCTGGATGTACACGCTCTCGGTGTCCTTGACGGAGCGCAACATTTCCTCCATCCATTCGCCAGGACCCGCGGCCTTGTACACGCGCGCCTTGAATCGCTGGAAGTGCTCGTCTGGCCGTTTCTCGATTCCAAGCTGTTTGGCGCGCGAGTCGATACCGCTCACCGACTTCCACCAGTCGGGTACAATCGACTGACCGGACGATACGGCAGGCGAATCGGCGCGGAGCGGAAACAGGCCTGTCCAGCCGCGCAACACCGCTTCGTCGATGCACGCCGCCGGCTCGTGGCCTAGCTCGCGCAGCTTCGCAAGTCGTCGGACAGACACACTCGCCGCCGGCCTCGTCCATGGTGCCGATTTCTCGGCAGCCTTCGCCTCCCGGTGTTCACACCAGTCGTGCCAGGCAGATCGTGGTAGCCAATCGGGTAAATCGAATTCGCGAAGTTCGACATGCAACGCAACTCGCGGCGCACGCCGCGCAGGTTGACGGTTCTCTGACGGTTCCATGGTGGTTCCTGACGAGTCGGGTGCAAAGCTATTGCACCCTTTAGCGTCGTCATTTGCACCCTTTGTTGCGCCGTTTGCACCCTTTTCGTCGCCGTTTGCACCCTTCTCATTCGGTGCAGAATCTGCGCCCTTTGAGCCATCTGAAATGGGTGCAAGGTCTGCGCCCTTTATCCAGTCTGGATTGATGCGATATTCGCGGGCACGTCCACGTCCGCCACCTTGGTTCGCAACAAGGATCAGCCAGCCCCGTTTGAGCATTCGTTTGATTTGGTATTGCACCGCGCGCTCAGACTGGCGCGTTTTTGCCGCCATCGTTTCGATGCTGGGAAAGATATGCGTGCCGTCGTCGTCTGCGTAATCTGCCAACTTCAAAGCCAGATTGAGCTCGCCACCACCTTCGGGGTATCGGTCCCACACCTTGTCCATTACCTTGATGCTCATTGCCGCCTCAGTGGCCGCACGGCAGCTCGCCGCACAGATCAGCCCTGGTCTGGCACAACAGGCAGGTTGCCTGCTCGTGATCGATGCCGGCAGGCTGGATTTGCTCGGCTGACCATGCCGGCTCGCAGCGGAAGTGTTCGGTGAGGGTTTTCAGGATCACGCCCGGTTCGAGCTGCTCGTTCATGCCGCCCTCGCCTGTTCGTCGAATGACGCCATGGCAGCCTTCGCGCCAGCGAGGCCCGGCAACGCCTCAACGGCGGGATCATCCAGACCGAGCACCCATCGGAGCGCTGCAGCACGATCGCCGGTCGCCGACTCGAGTTCGGCGAGGATCTGCTTTCTCGTGCGAAGGCGTCCCGCCGGCGAACCGAGAGCGGCCTTCTGGGCTCGCGAGCGCTCATGCCCCTGCTTGCCCTCAGCCGCGGCGATCAGCGCGGCAACCTTCGCGCGCTGCTCGTCTGGCTTGAGCCGCGCGAGACGCAGCGCGTGCGTCACAGTGATCTGGTCGCTTTCGAGTGCGTCGCGGACCGCGCCACAGCAATCCAGCAGGCGAAGCGACGAGCGCACCGTTTGCGGATCGACGCCAAAGTGAATGGCAATCGCCTCGTCGTCGTTGCCGATGTCGCGCATGCGCTGCATCTTCTCAGCGCGGTTGATGGCCGAGTCGTTACGCCGGATCTCGTTTGCCGATGCCATCATCCCGGCGAGTTCGCCCTGCTTCGCCCGCTTCGGCAACGCCGGCACAAGAATCGGCTGCAGGCCCTCATCGCGCAGCCGCCGGTTCGCTTCGCGCGCGTTGATAACCCGGCGTCGGCCGTCGACTACGACCACCTGCCCCGTCTCTGGATCCTTGTGGACGATGATCGTTTCCAACACCCCGTGATGCCGGATGTTGCGCACCATCGCCTCATCGGGCGGCAGGTGCACGCGGCGGTCATAGAGCGCATGCGTCTCGTCGGTGATGAGCGTCAGCGCGTCCGGATCGAAAAACAGAACGTTGCTCTTGCCCGCCGCGCCGTAGGCGTCGATGGAATTTTTAGCCATTTCGTGGGAGCCCAAGGGTTTCGTTGAAAACGCCGGTCGCTGCGCATTTCTGCTCGCCACGCACCGCGAGCGCTTCGTCGTCGAGCAACTCGCGCACACGGCCACAGACGCTGGACAGGCGCAGATTTGTGCGGTCGGCGATCTCCTGACGCGTGAGTGTCATGACCGGGCTATAAAACAGATCGAGAATCACCTGCTTCTGCGTGCGGCGCAGGCCGCCGTCGAGCGCATCGTGAGCTGCGCGCTGGGTATGCGTGCTTCGCATGTGGTTTACTCCGCCATGCCGCGCAGGCGCGCAGCGATGTTGAACAGCACCTGCGCGTGCTTGAAAATGCGGCCTTCCACGCGCTCCACTTCCTTATGCTCGACGCGGCCATCCTCCAGCGTCTTGCAAATTTCCTTGCCTACCAGCCCGTGTGTCGACCAGGCTTCGCCCATCAGCTCGACGATCGCGGCGTCGGTACACCCTTCCACGTCCGGCAGATGAACGAGCGCATAGCCCCGATCGCGCGCCCATGCCTCAAGAACGCGGTCGTCATCGGCCATGTCCGTGATCTGCACGGCGTCCATCAGCGTGGCCTTGTGCGTATCCGTGTTCGGATTGACCTTGCTCCGCAGCACGGCCGCGGACATGCCGAGGCGTGGCGCGAGTGATTCGCAGCCGCCTTTGTAGTCGTGCGCAACCGCGCGAAGAGTGTCAAGGATGTTCAATTGCCGCTCCACACAAACGTGTTTTGTCCCCGTCAGTACAACTAAAGTCACCTTGGACAACAACGAAACGGGAAACAAGAAAAATGAAATCGTCGATGCCGGGCACTACCGGGACTTCGGGTCGCACCAGTACGACCTTTTCGGATCGAGGCGCGGGGGCTCGCCTCGCATCCGGTTCGCGTGCTCCGCTCTATGGAGCCGCGCAAACTCAAGCAGCGTCAGCAGCCAATGCGCAATCCGCATCGCTTTCCTCGCTGCTCTTGCTCGTCGCGCTCGCGCCGCTGTTCGTACACTGAGCGAGCGCAGCGCGCGCCTCCTCGACCGTCATCACGAAGCCGCCGTGCGCGACACCCGACCTCGGCTGAACCATGAATCGGCGCTTCGACAGCGTTTCGTCGTTCCCGCTCTCGACGTGAAGCGCGTCGGGGCACTCCCGGCGGATGATCTCGGTCGCTGCGGCAATACCGCCGTGGTTCGCGGCGTTGCGCAGCATTTGCTGGTGGTGCGGAAGGTGCATAAATGCTCCGTGGTTATAGGGGCGAGGACACCGGCTTTCGCCTGTAGACTTGGCAGTTCTCACACAACCACGATCTACGGGGATCCTCATGGAAGACAAAATCGAAAAACTCGTTTCCGCTGTCGAGAAGATGCAGCCAATACTGCAATACCTCGTCGCAGAGAACGCCGCGATGGCTGCCATCATCCGGTCGCTCGGCACTGCCAATCGGGACAATGCTGCATTTCAAGCCGCACTCAAGACAGAGGCAGAAATCCGCAATGTTCGGCAACTGAACAGCGCTATGTCCGACGACGACATCGCTGCATTCAAGAAATCTCTGGCGTCGTTGCTGCCGAAGCAACCTCTCGAGCTTTAAGCTCTCGTGAAATGGCGGCCTCGTTTGCTGTAGTGGCCGCCGCCAACGTGTCGATGCGATCGCCGAGCGGGTCGATCCAGCTCAAATTGGAGACGATCTCTCGGTTCGGTAGTTCCATTCCACCCACGCCGGGCTGGTGTCGCTCAAGCAACGAGATCAGCCTGGCGTACAGGCGTGCATACAGGTTCTTCATTTCAGGCTGCCTCCGGTTATGCAGCGGCTTGTTAGCAAGATGGATTCGCGCGTGCGGCAACTTCCACGGTTTGCCGGTCGCCGTTCTTTTCAGAAAGTACGGCGTCGTGCAGCCGCTTGAGTTTTGACATCACCTCGTAGGACACCCGCTTACCCCGTCGCCCTGTGTGGATCGCGGACACGGTGGACTGATCGACGCCACTCAGGCGCTCAATCTCCATCTGTGTCAATCCGCGCTGCATCAGGTCGGCAATCATCAGTTGAGCGTTCATGGACACGAGAATATTACATTGGGACTTGGATAACAAGTCCCAATGGAATGGCGCGATCAATTACGATTGCAATATGAAAACTTTGGCGGAAAGAGTTAAGGCGCGCCGCCTGGAGCGGGGCATGACGCAGGGCGAGCTCGCAAAAGCCGCGGGCGTATCGCAATCGACGATCGCACACGTGGAGTCCGGCCGAAATGAGGGTACGAAGCACATCGCCAAGATTGCTCGCGCCCTTAATGAGACCACCGAATGGCTCGACGGACCGGCAAAAAATTCTAACGCTCGATCAAGGCCCGCAAAGTCCGGTAATTCCGACGTTCAGCCTCCATCACCTTTGCAGTATCCTGTCAGCACAAAGAATGTGCGTCATGTGTTCGTCATAGGGCGCGCTCAAGCAGGACTACCTGAGAGAATTTGGACTGACGGGGACTATCCAGTGGGGGCAGCAAACGAGTACGCGGAAATAGCCACTGGCGATAGCCAGGCCTTTATAGTTCCGGTGGTTGGCGACTCAATGTCTCCCAAATACGAGCCGGGTGAGTTTGCGCTTGTCGAACCGGAGACTCCGCCAGAAGTCGGCGAGGACGTTCTCGTGAGGCTCGCGGATGGGCGGACGCTCTTAAAGCGTCTTTATCGGCGCTTGGGCGCGGTGATCGTCCTGAAGAACCTGAACCCCTCTAAGGCTGAGGAATTTTCGTTCGAGCCGAACGAGGTCACGTGGATGTATTACGTTGCTCACCCCGTGCCAGCACGAAAAATAAAAATGCGCATGTGAAACATTGCATCGCTTCTGTCCGGGACGCGAACAGCAGAAGTTTGGCCGCAAAGAGAACCATCAACGGCCGCAGAGGGCCGGCCACCCGTCCGCGGTCAATAAAACAATATTTCTATGACAAAAACAGCTATTGCCGTTTGCCTCGGGGCGGTGGTCCTTTCGGGCTGCTCGATGGCATGGGGCGTTCATCAGTCACTCCCGTATGCACCGCAAGTAAGCGGCGCACTCAGTACATCTGGGCATGTGGATGTGTATCGCGACGGCGATCGACCGCGGCGGCCCATCATTCTCATTGCAAAGTTGGGCGCGAACGGCAACGGGTATGCCACAGACGACACGCTCGTGAAAACGCTCGTCAAGGAAGCGCAGAAGGTGGACGCGGACTGTCTCGTCATCACCAATAGCTCGGTCTCAAGGGATGAAACCGTTGGATCCTATGGGGGCGGCCTGCTCTTCACAAGCCAGATCAAGCGCCCTCACCTATATGGCATAGCTTGCAAATATTCGAAAGTGATCGCCGGCTTGAATGCAGATAAGAACGGGCTGGTGGGTTACGTTCCGAGCGGCACCCCAGCCGCCCGCGCGGGCATCGTCGAAGGGGACAAATTGCTGGCCCTAAATGGTGAGGCAATCACAAGTTCGCCCTACGTCGCCGAGCGGGAGGTCTCGCTCAAAAGCCCTGGCGACAAGGTGACAGTTGATTACCTGGATAAAAATGGGGAAAAGCACACCACAGTGCTGACTCTCGACGCCGCTCCGCAATAAGCAGCCCTCGCACCACGCTCATCGAAGCCCCGCCAGTCGGGGCTTTTTCACTGCTACTCCCCGATGCGTTCTCAGCGCCCGTAGACGTGCCTCAAATTTAATTACATATGGACTTGACCAATCAACATTCCATTTGTAATATCCCTCTCACGCACTCACCGAACCCCTCGGCGGATGCTGACAGGAGATAGGGATGCAGGACTGGAGGCTACTGACGATCGAGCACGGTCGACGAATCATTGAGGCCGAGTACAGCGAAGGTCGCTTTACGGGATTCACTTCCCGGGCAAAGCAGGATGACCAAGTCGCCGCCCTTGGCTTGAGAGAATGGTTCGGCGATCTGCTTCGCAGCTTTGCGGGGCTTGTCGACGGGCGCGATATGAATGGCTCCGCTCACATCCAGATTATCAAGGTCTCCGATGTCCCCGAGGGAGCGACCGTCACGAACAACGACCGTGAGCGTCTTCCCATCGACGATGCACGTGAATCGGTCGCGGTGCGGTCCAAAGTGTCTTGTGCTGGTGATTTTCATTTTGATCTGGATTTGCTTGGTCTCATGGTCAGAAATGGGCGCAAGGTCAGCCTGTATTTCCACGGTTGACCATATCACACAGTTTTGAGCGGGAGCGTTTCGGCAAGAAGTCGTCGCGGCGACTCTAAATAGCCCGTATCCAGTCTCCGTAGTATGGGCGAAACGTTCCCGCTGAAAGCTGTGAATAACAGATTTTTAGGATAACTATGAACCGGGTTGCTTGTGATAACGCCCTGCTCGCCTCGTGTGATCGGCTTCATGGTCGTGCCGTCCGCGCGATCGGCGTGATGCTCATGTGTGGCGTCGCGATCGGCTGTGTGTGGTTCCTCTGCGTCGCATGGCGCGCAGGGGTTCTGTGATGCGCTCGGCGATCAGGGTCTGGCTCGGCGCGGCCGTTGCAGTGGCGATCTATCTGCTCGCATGCTCGTTGCTGGATCAGCAAGCCGCCAAAGTCGAACGCTGCAGCGTCGTTCGCTGCACCTGAATCTTGAAAGGAGTCAACCATGCACATCCTGTTTCCATGCTTAATAGTCCTCATTGTTTTGGTCGTTGGGTTCTCGATGGGATTCGTAGCGGGGTCCTTCTGGACTGCAGTTGCGCGGGTTGATGACTTCGGCCGGGATCGTAGCTCGATGATGGACGACGCAGCACCCTATCCGCGCGCGTGGGAGTGAATGCATGGGCTGCCATGTCCGTTGCCGCCATTGCGAGGCACGCCGCTGTCTTAAAAGAAACCCGGAGCAGTACGAGCGCTGCCCCCCCTGCCGCGTGTGCGGGCGAACGAATTGGCGTGTGGATCGGTGGATGAATCGACGCAATACGACGCTGACAGCGTGCGCGTGCGCCGGTTACTGGTTTCCACATCGGCGCGGGTCGCTGTTCTGCTGGCATCGAGCAGATGGTTCAAATCGATTCCCCGGTGATACGGATTTTGCAGACCGCAACTACGAGCCCGAATTGAGCGACGCAGTTGCATAGCCGAGTAGTACCGCGGCGCGGGGAGGCTCCTGTGTTGCGGCGTGTTTGGCCGGCGCCCGTCCGGGCCAGTCCTTTTTCATCCCATAGGAGAAGTCATGCAACAAATTCAGATTCCACCGCTCGCCGAGGGTGAGGTCTATATCGGTGCCATCGGTAACAAGACCGGCGATGTCGAGCACATCATTCTTCTGCCCGGCGACAACGATGGAGCGACATGGCAGGCGCAAATGGATTGGGCGAAGTCGCTCGGTGGCGACCTCCCGAATCGCATTGAACAGGTGATGCTGTGGTCCGCTCATCGCGACCTGTTTCAGAAGGAATGGTACTGGAGCAACGAGCTCGATGAAGACGGCTGGGCCTGGTGTCAGGACTTCACCCGCGGCTACCAGAGCTACGGCGGTCAGTACGGCGAGTTCCGCGCCCGCGCCGTCCGCAGATTGCCCATTTAGTCGTTTATCAATTCGTAAGCATTCCAAAGGGGATGACGATGCAACAAATCCAGACTCCGCCGCCCGCCAAAGGCGAGATCTATCTTGGCGGCTTCGTCGACGCAAACGGCGACGTCATGCATACGATCCTGCTGCCGGGCGACAACAAGCCGGCCACGTGGCAACAGCAGATGGAGTGGGCGAAAAGCATCGGCGGCGATCTGCCGACGCGCGCCGAGCTGGTCATCGCGTACGAGAGGCATCGCGATCAGTTCAAGAAAGCCGCCTACTGGTCGAACACGCCCGACACGGATCCGGGCTATTCCGGCTGGGCCTGGTGTCAGCGCTTCAGCATCGGCTACCAGTACGGCAACGCTCAGAGCTACGAGTTCCGCGCCCGCGCCGTCCGCAGATTGTCGATTTAATCCTTCAGCCATTTACAACGGAGCATCGCATGACGATCACGCTTGAACAGATCAAGGCGGATCACGCGCGCATCGGCGCGGTGATCGAAGCCTTCCGGAAACAGCAGCGCGCGACCGAGTATCGCGTCGCCG